AAAGGATATGAATTTGGATGTATAAATTTGCCTGAAATTAAATCATTATTAAAATTATAAGAATTATAAACGAAATGTGTATAAAAGATACAAATAATAACACTATTTAATAATAATATTAAAAGGGGTGGAATGTGTTTAGAAGGACAAAATATAAATCATGATGGAAAGGAAGGTTGTTAGAAACAAACATGGTTGTAAAACATAACGCAAAACACGAACCCAGCATTGATATAAGTAAATTATCAAACACTGAACTATTAGCAAAGTGTCATTAGAATGGAGTACAAACTGTAAATCCAAAACTAAAAAAGACTTAATTAGAGCAATGCGTATTTTAAGATTTCAATAGATTTATAAATTTCTATAGTGTAAAATTGAATGTAATCCATTGTTATTATAAATATAATAAACAAGTTCATATAATAACTCTAATAATGCATTTCACTCCAAAATTCAAAACTTCTATTAATTTATTTAAGACAGTCACTAATAAATGTTTAAAAGAGGGTGTTAAAATTTCCCTATCTAATAAGATAATAACACCCGTATCTAATTCAATCAAATATTTTGAAATATATAGATATGACCCAGTAATAAGGTGTTCCAAGTTAAAAACATATACCGTTAATACCAATGAGTGTGGACCAATGGTTTTAGACGCTTTGGTAAAAATCAAACAGGAACAAGACCACACTTTATCATTTAAAAAACCTTGCGAGAAAGGAATTTGCGGTTCTTGTGCCATGATTATAGACGGGGTAAACATATTGGCGTGTTGTTGTTATATAAACAAGTCACACAAAAAAGTAATAAATGTTAGTCCGCCACCGTGTATTTACACGTTCTAAGATATTTGGTAATATGTGTAATATTATTGAAGATAATGCGCAAAAATACAATCAAACAACATGATAAAAAATAAAAAAATTGAAATATTATAGTATTTTTTTATGTATAAATATAAATACACAAGTATATAAATGTCATCTATTCAAAAATACAAAACGTCAATGTCTCTATTGAATAAAATAACCAGTTCTAGATTTCCATTAGAGCATGTTAGATTTCATTCATCTAACACAGTAACTCAACAACCAATTTCTACGTCGATAAAATATTTTAAAATATACAGATATAATCCATCAGTTATCGGTTCAAAACCAACCTTACAAACATACCCAGTCAATATTAAAGAATGTGGACCAATGGTGCTCGACGCCTTAGTTAAAATAAAAAACGAACAAGACCCAACATTAACATTCAGAAGATCATGTAGAGAAGGGATTTGTGGTTCTTGTGCTATGAATATCGGTGGCGTTAATACATTAGCGTGTCTCTGTTATATTGATAAAACTGCTACAAAAGTAACCAAGATTAGTCCGTTACCACATATGTATGTAATAAAAGATTTAGTTCCCGACATGTCTAATTTCTACGAACAATACAAAAGTATCGAACCGTGGTTACACGCAGATAAGAACCCAAAACCTTCGTCTTCTACAGAGTTTATTCAATCCGTAGAAGATAGGAAGAAATTGGATGGTATGTATGAATGTATATTATGTGCTTGTTGTTCAACCGCTTGTCCGTCATATTGGTGGAATGCCGACGAATATTTAGGACCTGCTGTATTAATGCAAGCATATAGATGGATTTCGGATTCAAGAGACCAAAATAGTAGTGAACGATTACATCAATTAAACGATTCGATGGCATTATTTAGATGTCACACTATTATGAATTGTTCAAAGGTATGTCCCAAGCATTTGAACCCAGGTAAAGCAATAGCTGAAATTAAAAAGAGAATCGATGATACAAAACATTAGACCATTAAAAATATAAAATAATATATTACATTATATTTATTTACAATCCTCAAGTTAAAAGTTTATTCCACTGACTAAAACTAAAAACTTGTCAATATTATTTATTGAAATACATCAATATATAATATTTTATAGGTATTTATCCTCAATTAAAACGGTTCAATTATAGTATCTATTAGTAGACTGTATTAAACACTTTTTGTAAATCCTCAATATTTTTCTTCAGATTAGAACTATCTCCCCATAGTAATCTATAACTAAACAACGCTGGACTTGGTATGTTATTGTCTATCAATTGTTTCTCTTTTTTATTAGCATAATGTCGTTTACGATAAGCATCTCTCTTGTTTTTATCTTTGTGGTCTAGATAGGTTCTCCCTCCGTTTAATCCGAAATGATAATTGTATTCTACCTCATTATAACTAATCACAATACAAAGTCTCTTGGATGGTCTATCGCTATTTGTAACTTTTACTATTTTTATTGACATATATAAACACTATATTTTTTATTATAATAATTCCAAATTATAACAATATACATAACGCCTAACTTTGTTTGGTCTCCCTTTACTTTTAAAGTGGTGTTATTTGATTCACTTATTGAGTATTTATTATAGTATAAAGTTGTTTCCTTGTTGTGGAATTACGTTTGCGTATATATAGATTGTAAAAAAATAATCACATAAACATATATTATTGGTTATATACACCTTTGAAGATTTAAATCCGCACAAATTATGAGTGATATTTTATAATAGTAATGTTATTATATGAAGCATAAAAGTGATGATTATAAGACGATTGCTGTTAAATATTATTTGAATAATAATGATAGTATGGACGAAGTATGTAAGATTTTCAAATGTAAGAAAAGCACACTAAAAGATTGGGTTAATAAATATAAAATTACTAAAAATCTTACCAGAAAAAATAGAAACCCTTTATCATATAAGATAAATAAAGAACAAGTAAAGACTGCTGTAAATATGATTGATAAGAACGAACAACTTACGATGGACGAACTTCTATTTTCTATGAAACAAAAATATGATAATTTAGACATTACAAGTCAGCATTTAGGTAGTATTATTAGAGCAAATAATAGGACACGAAAACGAACACGACATCAGCATTTTCCAAAGAAGCGTAGAAAACAACTTACCGATAAAAATCAGGAATTGGAAACATTCTATAATGAAGTTCGTAAATATCCAATTGATAAGATTATTTGTCTGGACGAAACCAGTATCGGTTCTCATTTGAAACCATCGTATAGTAGATGTTTTATAGGTAAGCGTTGTGTAATCAAAACGAATAATAACTTTGTCTTTCTTAGTTTTACTTTGTTAGTTGCTATCAACAATTCAAAATGCGTTGGAAAAATATTTTATGATAAAGGAGGAACAACCAAGAAGCGAATGGTTGAGTTTATTGAAACACAAATCGCACCAAAATACAAAGACCACCTCATCGTATTAGATAATGCGAGAAGTCATCATAACGACATGGTTAAAGACGCAATTCTAAAAAGTGGTAATAAATATTTGTTTTCCGTCCCATATAATCCAGAAACGAACTCCCCAGTAGAAAATTATTTCAATCAACTAAAAACACATATCAAAAAGAATAGAGATGTTTATACTTTTGAAGGATTAGAGAAGAATGTAGATCAAGCAATAGATAAGGTAAAACCTGAAAACTATAAAAATTATTTCAAAAATGCTTACGGAATAAAATACGATACTACTTACAAACGGAAACCATCAACCCGTAAATGTAAATTAAAAAAATATAAATCGTAATTTACTTAAAAATAAATTATGTAAATTATATAGTAGCAACTATGCGATTAAAAAGGGAATTGTATAAAAAAGAACAAGATGATATTACTGATAAAATTATTAGCATATTAGATTTGGAAAATATACACATCTATACGCTATATGAGTTAGACCAGAACGAAGAAATCCAAACTCAAATAATGAAACTTATACCAGAAATACGAAAATGGTTCTCATTTAACAACATGAAAGCAGTTGGAGAACCTGAACGAATTAAACGACCATGGTTGTCTATCATTAAAAAATTAATTACATCCAAATACACTTTTGAAAGTAAAGGATTTCATTTCAAAAAGGAAGAAAAATGGTTAATGACTCAACAATATATATTCACGAAACTTTAGGAGAAATACTGAAAATAAACATATTCGTAAGAAATCTACTTAAAACAATATCTATACATAGTATATAGAATGGAAAAGGCGAAGGAGAAACCACCAGAGTTTTTCAAATCCATCAAAACCTCACTCAAAAGTATATTGAAACACCCTGAAATCAATACCAAATTACTTAATGATACTGTTGTGAAATAAACAAAATCGTTATTCATACCTTACAATTTCTTAAATTGTATTTGTTGGATTATTATGAAAATAATTCACAAACCGTACCAGTCATTAGCAAACAACTTATCACTAATTCTATGAAAGTTGTTTGTGGCGAGAAAATGGAAAAGAGAGGAAAACCGCCAAAAAAAGAAACGATTGAAATGAAAGATAAACTTATTGCTTTTTACAATCATCATTATTTACCGCTTACACAAAATGAACCAATCGTTTATACAGGATTAAGTAATGGAATATATTACCGAAGATGTTATTACGATGTATGAGAATAACATTCAATTACACTATGTAGAATATGTTGAACGATTTGTTAATGTTGTTTGGAAAAAGAAAATGATAGTGAATAAAATACGAAAATTAGGAAAAACGCAAAAAGAACGAGAAATACGAGTGAGAAACCTTTGTACCGAATTACGAAAAATCAAAAAGGATTTATTGAATGTTGATGGAAAACCATACCAATCAAGTTCTCATTATCATACATGGATTGCCGAGCAAAAACAACATATTTTACCAAGCAGAACCAAGTTTGAGAAAAATAGCGTAATGTATGATTTGAAATGTAAAACAATGGAGTATTTTCCCTGTATGATTTTTATGATGAAGCAAGTTGAAAATGATGGTGAAAGTGTAAATAATGTGTTTCCTTTACGAAGTGAAATCACACCAAAATACATACGATTAGATACAACTACATTAGTCAACTTGTTATTGAGAAAGGAGCATGGTTCAAAAGGGTTTTTCAAAACAAAAGGAGAACTGAAAAAGAATGAAGATAAGATTTGGAAGTTCTTTTTTAGAACAGAACGAAAAATGTTTCATAAAACGGGATTTTCGTTTCATCATATGGTTTCCACCGATGGAATTGGATTGAGTATTTTATTTTTACGAGATGATTTAGTGGGTAAGAAGTTACCTATGATGAAGAAGGGAATATCAAAAGAGTTGTATATTGATGAATTAGATGATTATTCTGCGTTACGAGATAAAACAATTGTAGGCATCGATCCGGGTAAAGACGATTTGGTTTATTGTGTTGATGATGCTTCCAAAGATGCGAATGTATTTCGGTATTCACAAGACCAACGCAGAAAAGAAACCAAGATGAAGAAATACAATAATATTATTTTGGGTATGAAAACCAATAAGATTGAAGGAAAAACCATCATAGAATACGAAACCGAATTATCACATTTCAACCGTAAATCATTACAAATTACCAAATATAAGGAATACCTATACGAAAAGAATAGAATAAACCATATACTATTTGTGTTTTACCGTAAGGAATTGTTCCGCAAATTGAAGTTTGGGAAATACATCAACATCAAACGCAACGAACAAAAGATGATTCGTAATTTTAGGAATATGTATGGTAATCCAGAAGATGTTGTTATCTGTATAGGCGATTGGGAACAGCGAAAACAAATGAAATACAAAGAACCAACATTAGGAAAAGGAGTGAGAACTTTGTTTAGAAAAAATAACTACAAGGTATTTTTAGTAAATGAGTTTAGAACCAGTTGTAAATGTTCCAAATGTGATGGAGGAGTGTGTGAGAAGTTTATGGTGCGAAAACATCCAAACAAAAAGAAAAACAAAGATGAATTGCGGTTAATTCATGGACTACTACGCTGTAAGAGCGGTTGTGGGTCGTGGAACAGAGATCGTAATGGTTCATCGAACATCTACAAAATAGCAAGGAATGCGATAAATAACATAGAACGACCAAGTTATTTATGTAGAGAAACGAATGGTGGCATAAAGCCACCATCGTTAGGTCTTTCAGTTTCACGACCAAGTCGTGAAACAAAAGACGAAACAAGTAATCAAAGCACTTCAACGAGTGTTTATAATCAAACTATACTACGGGTATGAAAAGACCCAACTTTGAATTATTTTTTTTCGTATTTTTGTGCGGATTTAAATCTTCAAAGGTGTATATCAAGGTTCTCTATGACTTATCAATTATCTTACGATTTAAAATATGAAAACAACTTTCAATATCGTCAATGCTTACGTGATATATTTTCAATGGATGTCACAATCAATCCACCAAAATGGGACCAAATGGATGCGGATTTAGATGAAGAAACGAAAGATGAGTTGTTATATGAAAGTGATGCAATTTCTAAAGGCATGGATTATATTTACGACCTCACCAAAGATAATAAAGTATTCCAGCAACTTTATTTAGATGCTGCCGGATTAATGTTCTCGCAAAGTCCTGATATCGGACTATCCATTTTATTTGCATATGATTATTTTAAGGATTTCCATAATTGTTTACGTGTTTTCTTTGAAAACGAATCTAGGTTCTCTGAAACCACGCCAGAATTTAAGAAATTAAAGAGGTTGATAACGCGCCATTAGTTAAACAGTTAAGTAAGTTTATTATTTCAACTTAATATCAATACATATTATATAAACAATGTCTTCTACACGGGATCGTAATACACCAGGTGATTATAATTTAGTAAAGAGGTCTAACGAAAAAATTAGTGCTTATTTATCCTACGATACTTTTGGAGTACCTAACCAGAATTATCACCCAGGTGATGGTCTTCTTGGTGCTTCCACAAGTCGTAATGTTTTATCACACAACGCGTGTGATATTGAATCTACCCTATTTGGTATTGGAGCGAATAACTTGGTTAATCCTCAAAAACCAGTGAAACCACAATTAAAAACACTCAAGAGTCTTTCTATAATGGATAAAACGCCTTTGATTTTGCCAAAACCACTTGAAGTAAGCGAGAAGAATCGCCCCATGTACTTGAATTAATATTAAAATTTAATTTAACCTACAAAACCATTTTATAAGTTTTCGTTTGTTTTTAGACCATTGATAAACTCATTATCATCATGATTCTTTCCTGGATTCGATATATACTCAAATGATCCATCATTATTATTATCTATATAAGCATTAATAGATTTTTTCATATATTCATCCTTCAATTTATAATCATTAACATTTTTTAGTTTTTCAATCACGTTTATATATCTCTCTAACTTATCGGCATCGTTAAAAAAGTTTTCTTCACCTATTTTGTAGTTATATGTAATTTCATTGAATTTGTCTTTTAATTTTTTAAGCTTATCTTGTGCTTCCTTCTCCTTCTGTTTTAATTCCTCCTCCTCCTTCCGTTTTAATTCCTCCTCCTCCTTCCGTTTTGCTTCTGCTGCTACTACTGATGCTGCTTCTGTTGCTGCTACTGATGCTGCTGCTTCTATTGGTGCTACTGATTCTACTAATGCTGCTTCTGCTGCTGCCTCCTCCTCCTTCTTTTTTTTTTCTAGTAGTGTTAAAGCAGTATCTAATGAACCCTTAGTTTCATTTTTAGTATTTTTAATAATGGATGTAAACAAATTAACGTAATTATCTCCATATGTTGTTAATAATGATGTTTTTAGTGCTTCGATACATGTATTCGCTTCGACACGGCCAGTATTATAAGTAGTAAGATGTAACAAATTTGCTATATTTTTAAATGCGGGATTACATTGGGTACCTTCCAATATATAATCTATAAAACAACCATCATTAATACTAACAACAATGTACATAGCAAGAAGTTTATATACTTCACCTTCTAGTGTTTGTGAGAAGACATAATTTAATAAATAACCACATAAATTTGCTTGTTTGTATTTTTCCACGCCACTTGAATATAAAAACTTATCAATATGAGTTCCAACAACCTTTGTAAGTGGATTTTCTAAACCAAGTATAATTGGAATTTTTGTTTGTGGTGTATCCTTTCCTATTGTTTCTAGTTGTTTTGGTTTATACTTCACGATAATATCTCGAATCGCAAGTCTTTTAATGTGTTCTATATTACTTCCTTCTGGTGTTATATTTCCCCATAACAAATTTGTTCTATCTTCACTACCGTCCTTCATCGCCATCTCTAATAATTTAATGAATCTACCATCTAACGCCACTTTTCTTGCGATTTCTTGGGTGTATGTCGCTGTTTCTGGGTTTAATTCATTTTTTATTGAGCCTATTATATCTAAATCTGTTGGTGGTGGTTGTGCTGATTGTGGTGGTGGTGGTGGTGGTGGTAGTGGTGGTGGTCGTGATGGTGTTACTGCTCGTGGTAGTGTTACTGCTCGCGGTGGTGTTACTGGTCGTGGTGGTCGTGGTGGTGGCGTTTCGGGTCCTACTACTTGTGTTGTTCCCATTGACGTTGCTGATGATGCGGATGATGGTTGCGGTGGTACTTGCTGTTTTTTTTCATTTTTCAATGTTTGTCCTTCTTGCGTTGATAGTACGTTCCGGTTTATTTTATGTTTCAATGTTCGTCCTTCTTGATTTTTTTGTGGTTTTTTATTTTTAGTTAATGGCATTGGTGGTAATGTTTTTTTTTTCTTAGTTAGTGGCATTGGTGGTAATGGGTTTTCTGTCGGTGTTCCTACTCTTTGTGATGACATTTGCTCCTTATTACTATTGTCCCCTTCCCTAATACCCCCTTTATTCTTTGCTCGATATTCTTTAATAATGTCATTTTTTTTTCTATTTTTTGGTGATTTTGAATTACTCATTATATTATAAGTATACGTATAATATAATCTCATATATTTTCCAAGACAATAACTAAAGTTATCAGTTGAATTTAACAATAATTTCAACTTCTTCTTTCTTAATACATTTACAAGCAGAGACAGACAATTCTTCGCGTTTTTTACGTGTTTTACCATTTTCTGAACTATCTAAAGACAATTTTCGTTTGGATGTGCTATTGCGTAAATTCATATCTTTCTCAATAACACTATAATTCTTCTCAATATAGTCCACAATTTTATTTTCCAAAGCCCATTTAAAAAAATTCAATTGTCCAATCGTAGTTTCCATACACTTCGTGTCATCATACGGAATACTTATGCGCTCCCATCGACAAAAAGGGTCAAACCTCTTTTTACTATATGCCTTTAATTTCAACTTATAATCATTATATACCTTAAACCTACGCATTTCACCAAGAGGATTCTTCAATTCGTAAACAGTAAAGTTCTTTTTCGCATAATTCGTGACAAACCAGTCGACTATACGCAATGAAATATTAGACTCACCATTGATAATAGAAGACATGCGTGTGAGCAGAGTATTGTCGTCATAAAACCGACGTAAATTATTCATTAATACTTCATTTTGAGTAGAATAACGTGCTACAGAAGACATAGTAATAGTAATCAACAAAGGTTTTTATATCCATTTTTACACGTTTCTATATTTATTATGATAATCCATAGAAATAATTCCATATTGTGCCATTACATCTCGCTCGTGAATATTACTATTCATGTATTTTAGTTCGTTTTCCATTTGACCTATCTTGGAATAGGAAGTAGTAGTAACGCGTGATGTAGGAACTACACCTGATAGGGCCTCAATTTTCGATTTTGTTCTAGGCGATTGTATATTGTATTCTTCCGACAAAGTGCGGTCATTAACCGTGCGATACAATTTTAACTTATTAACGATAGTATCATGTTTCAAATTAGATTCAGTCATTTTATAGTGGTTTTATGAATGAAAACATTATTCGACGTTTTTATTCAATTTTCGAATCAAGTTTTTCAATCTACTACAGAATACAACAATGTTCATTATTCAATTGATTAGTTATCGTTTAAAATGTTAAAATTTAATGTATATATATATCATAATAATGAATTGTATATTTGTTTGTGTATTTAACCATCCGAAATATGTTGACATGTTTTTTCTTCTTTTAGAAAGTATATTCATTTACGGAGATATAGAATCTAATACAAATATATTAGTTTATACATCTACGTCTTTTATGAATAAGATCAAACAAAGTCATTTATTTGACAATGAAAAAATAAAATTTGAAATAAACGATACATACAACAATATAGATAAGGCATGTAAATCTAGATTAGATTTGTTTAACTTACAATCTATAATAAACTACAATAAAATACTATATTTGGATACTGATATTATAATAAAAGATAATCTCAGCGAAGTATTCGACGCATGTGAAGAAGATATACTATACGTATTAGAAGAAGGAAAAATTCACGATTCTAGTGATTCGCATGGAAAAACACTATTTGGTAACGAAATAAATAATTACGAAGATAAAACGGCGTTTTCAAGTGGCGTAATGTTATTTAATAATTGTGAAAAAATAAAATATTTATTTAATAAAATTAATGAAGATATTATAAATAGACCTCATTTCAACGAATGTTATGATCAACCATATATAATATATAATGCTTTCAAATATAATTCATACAATAATAAAATTTTAAAATCACACATTGTAAAAAACGATAATAATATACATAGTGACAAAATCATACATCATTTTGCAGGAGGACCAGGAGTATATCAACATAAAATTATTTCAATGACCTATTTTTTGAATAATATAAAAGATTTTACTATAATCAATAACATAAATAAAACAAAAACATATATTAATGAAAATTTATTACCAATTATTAACAATTGTGGCGAAAAACTCGAAGGAAATATATTCATGAAACATCATACAACTAATTATACAGATATTTTTGTAAATAAATCTAAAAACATAAGTAATTTGGTATTGAATAAAAATATAAAAAATGTAATGGAAATTGGGTTTAATTCGGGGTTCTCTACCCTATTGATGCTTATAAGTAATCCAAAATTGTGTATATCTTGTTTTGATTTGGGAGAGCATAAATATACACGCCCTTGTTATAACAAATTGAAAGAAACATTTGGTGATAGAATAAATATAACATTTGGAGATAGCACATTAACATTACAAAATGTTACTGGTAATTACGATCTAATACATATTGACGGAGGACATTCAACAGAAGTGGCTAAATGTGATATCACAAATTCATACAGATTATCTAAACCAGGAACAATATTAATTATGAACGATTACGACTTTCCCAATTTACATAATTTATGGGACAATTCTATTAAGACTTATAATTTACATCCATTAAATATAAATGTATATAATTCCCCTCATCATGATGTTAAATATAAGTAAATTATCCACATTTACGTCAATTGTTTGATAAACTTTTATTACATATCTCGTACATTTGCCATATTTTGTTCTTATTAACATTTACACCCTCGCACATTTAAAACGGCACAAAATCCTTTAAAAATAAACAATTATTAAATTAGAATCAAACCATTTATCGTATATTTCCAAATATATTTATCGTATATTTCTAAATATATTTATTGTAATCACAACAAATATATAAAAATCAATAAAAATATATATACATATTTACATCTATAACTAACTAATTCTACTCTAACTATTTATGCGTCATCGTCTTCAATAATCAACAACTTTTTAGGTTTTACAATTCTCAACTTTTTTACCTTTGGTTTTACTTCATCTTCTGGTTCGTCTTCAATAACCAACAACTTTTTAGGTTTTACAATTATCAACTTTTTTACCTTTGGTTTTACTTCAATTTCTACATCTTCTT